ATGCCGAAGCACGTCAAACCACTCTCCGACGCCAGACTCCGCGTCGCCAAGCCGGGCGCGAAGCCATACCGCATCTTCGACGGCGGCGGGCTCTACGCCGAGGTGCAGCCCTCCGGCTCCATCCTCTGGCGCTTGAAGTATCGCCACGACGGGAAGGAGAAGCGCCTCGCCCTCGGCCGCTGGCCCGAGATCTCCCTCGCCGAAGCCCGCCGCCGCCGCGAGGAAGCCCGCCGCCGACTGGCGCACGGCGCCGATCCAGCAGACGCCCGTGCGGCTTCTGTGGTGACCTTCCATATGGTCGCCGAGGAATGGTCCGGGCGATACCTTGCCACCAAGGCGGAGACGCATCGCGTCAGCGTCGCCCGCCGCCTCGCCCGCGACATCCTGCCGCACATCGGCGATCGACCCGTTGCCGCCATCACGGCGCCGCAGGTGCTGGCCATCGCCCGCCAGATCGAGGCGCGCGGCGCCATCGAGACCGCGCACCGGGCAGTGCAGAACATCGGGCAGGTCCTGCGCTATGCGGTGGCGACCGGCCGCGCCGAGGCGGACGTGACCGCGTCCCTGCGCGGCGCCCTCGCGCCGGTGCCGACGCGGCACATGGCCGCGCCCGCCGACGATCCCGAGCGGGTCGGCGAGATCCTGCGCGCGCTGCAAGCCTTCCGAGGCTCGGCGGCGGTGGCGGCCGCGCTACGCCTGGCACCTTATTTGTTCGTCCGGCCTGGCGAGCTCCGCACCATGAAGTGGCAGGACGTAGATCTGGATCGTGCCGAGTGGCGCTTCACCGCATCGAAGACGCGCACCGACCACATCGTGCCCCTGCCGCGGCAGGCCGTGCAGATCCTCGCCGACCTCGCGCCGCTGACGCGCGGGCTGCCCGGCGGCTTCGTCTTCCCGAACGGGCGGACGACCATGCGGCCGCTCTCCGACGCGGCGCTGAACGCGGCGCTGCGCCGGCTCGGCATCGACACACGCGCCGAGCTCACGTCGCACGGCTGGCGCGCGGTTGCTCGCACGATGCTGCATGAACGGCTCGGCTACCCCGCCGAGGTGATCGAGGCGCAGCTTGCCCACCGGGTGCCAGACGCGCTCGGGCGCGCCTACAACCGGACGCGCTTCGTCGATCAGCGCCGGAAGATGATGCAGCAATGGGCCGACTTCCTGGACGGGCTGCGCGATGGCGCTACGGCGCCTCCGACCGCAACCGCTCCGCGATCGACTCAAGAGCCGAGCGGTTGAACACCGTCACCTGCGCGGCCGAGGGGCCGAGGGCGAGGCGCCGGCCCTTGCGGTAATCGCGCGAGGGCGCGAACAGCAGTGAGTCGCCCTTCTTGCTGGCGATCTCGGCCCATGGCCCGACCCCGCTGATCCAGACCTCGGAGACGTCGCTCAGGTCACCGCCGGTAAGCAGCGCCGTCATCCACGTCTCGAACGTCTCGGGTGAACCGGTGGCGATCCAGCCGCCGGACGGATTGACCGCAAACTCGCGGGCGCCGAGCAGCTTCTCGGCTTGGGCAAGCCATTCGCCGCCGCGTGCCGGGATGAAGCCGATCACCAGCGCGCGCACGACCTCGGGCGGGGCGAGGTCGCGGCCGTGGCCGCGCGGGCTCGGCGGGAGCAGCCGGCCGAGGGCTCGCTTGCAACGCATGTAGGCGCCCTGGTCCGCGATCCAAAACAACGACGACAGATGGTCGCACCAGTCGCGCATGTGCATGTGCCCTTGCCCCTTGACTGCCTCTCGGGGACCGTAGGTTCAGATGAACCTAACTGTCAAGGGGGGGTCCCCACATGTCCCGGCTCGCTACAGATGCCGAGCTCGCCGCCGAGCTCAATGTCGGCCGCTCCACCATCTGGCGGGGCGTGCAGACCGGTGCCGTGCCGCCGCCGATCTACATCGTCGGCCGCAACCCGCGATGGCCGTTGGAAGAGACCGTTCAGGAGGTGCTTCGCCGCGCCGCCGAACGGCCGCCGCCGCCGCCGAAGGGCCGCCGCCGCACCCCCACAAAGTGATCGCCCGGCGCGCTGCGCGAGCGCGGCCGGGCGGGGCACATCGGGAGGCGGCTGGGAACCGCGCCTGATATAGCCCCCTCGCCGCCGCTGCACAAGCGCCCGGGCCTCATCGAGAGGCCGGGACATGAACGCCGACCTTTGTGACGCTAGCCTCCTAAACCGCCGTCGCCGCTCGACACAGGCGGAGGTGGAAGCCCGGCGCGCGGCACTGGTTGAGATCGTCGCCGAGGCCGCGCCCTGCACTGTGCGACAGGTGTTCTACCAAGCTTCGGTGCGCGGGATCATTCCGAAGACCGAGCCCGGCTACACCATCGTTCAGAAGGATCTGGTCCTGCTCCGCCGCCGCGGTATCGTCCCCTGGGGCAGCCTCGCCGACTCAACGCGCTGGATAAGGAAGCCTCCAAGCTTCGACAACCTCGCCGACGCCCTCGCCGGCACGGCCGCACTCTACCGCCGCAACATCTGGCGCAACCTGCCTGTCTACGCTGAGGTTTGGTGCGAGAAGGACGCGCTCGCTGGCGTGCTCACGCCCGTGACCGAGGACTATGACGTGCCGCTGATGGTGTCGCGCGGCTACGCGAGCTTGTCCTTCCTCTACGAAGCGGCCGAGCAGATGCGCGCGATCGGCAAGCCGGTGACAATCTTCCATCTCGGGGATCTCGATCCATCAGGCGATGACGCTGCGCGGAAGATCGAGGCGACGTTGCGCGACTTCGCGCCCGAGGTGCTGATCACCTTCAAGCGTCTCGCCGTGACGCCCGAACAGGTTGAAGTCCTGAACCTGCCGACGCGGCCGAACAAGGCGACGGACACGCGCACCAAGCGGTTCGAGCACGCCTTCTCGGTCGAGCTCGACGCGATCCCGGCGCCGACACTGCGCGCGATCCTGGAAGAAGAACTCGATCAGCTTGTCCCGGCCGAAACGCTGGCGGTGATCGAGGCCGCCGAGCAGTCCGAACGCGCGATGCTGCACAGCTTCGCGCGCATGGCGGAGGCCGCGTCGTGACCTCCCGCGCAGACCTGAATCACATTGTCCCCGTGCCCGAGGAAGTCTCCCGCCGCGCGTGGGAGTGCGCCTTTGACCTGGGGCGCTGCATTCGTGCGAACTCCAAGACGATGCACTCTGGTATCTTTGCCAAAGCATCGTGGTCAACCGCGACCCGCTGACGTTGTCGTGGCGCGAGTGCGGCGAGCTCTTCCGCCTGCATCGCCGCGTGTTCCCGGCGAGGGCCGCATGACCGCGCCCTCCCGCCTTCCCGACGCGCTGCGGCTCGCCGCCGCCGGGCTGCCGACCTTCCCGTGCGGCCCGGACAAGAAGCCGCGCGTGAAATGGCGCGAGAACGCGACCTCCGATCCCGTGGTGCTGCGCCAGTGGTGGACCCGCTGGCCCGACAGCTTGCCCGCCGTTCCCACCGGCGAACCATCCGAACTCTGGGTGCTCGACTGCGATGTGTCGGGCGACGGCGAGCCGCTCGGCGAACGATCAGCCGCCGCGCTCGGCATCCTGCCGGCCGAGCACCGTTACCGAATCAAGACGAGGCGGGGCGGGTGGCACTTGCCCTACCGCTGGCGCGCCGATCTGCCGCGGAACACGGCCGGCCGTCTGCCCGGCATCGACTCACGCGGCGAGGGCGGTTACGTGGTCGTGTGGGATGCGGAACGGCTCATCGCAGCCGCCGCAGATCCGGATCTGGATGAACCGCCGGAGGAGCTGCTCGACGCGCTCTCCCCACCGCGGCCCGAGCCGCCGCCCAAGGCGAACGGCCACGACCGCGACTCGATCCCCGACGCCTATGCGCGTGCCGCAGTGGACGATGAATGCCGAGCCGTGGCCAGCGCGCCCGAGGGCAGCCGGAACAGCACCTTGAACGTAGCCGCGTTCAACCTCGGGCAGTTGGTCGGCGCGGGCGTGCTCGGCCGCGGCGAGGCGGAACGGCACCTGCTCGCCGCGGCCCTGACCTGCGGCCTTCCCCACCCCGAGGCGCTGGCAACCATCCGCAGCGGACTCGACGCCGGCGCGCAGCAGCCCCGGCGGATCGAGCCGCGCCAGCACCGCGAGCGGGCCGAACACCACGATCAGCACGATGATCCGCCCTCGCCGCCGCCGGAGGAACCGAACAGCAGACCCGAGCCCGCGACGCCACACCTGGATCTGCTCTCGGAAGACGCAGTGGCCGCGGCCTTCGTTGGTGCATATCGCGGGCGGCTGCTGTTCGACCACACACGCGGCTGCTGGCTCGAATGGAGCGACTCGCACTGGCGCCGCGACGATCGGCAACGCGGTCTCGAATATGCCCGCCGCCTCGCGCGCGCCGCAGCCGCCTCCGAAGACAACAAGGTGCGGCTGCGCGTCGGCAGGGCGAGCTTCGCTTCCGGGGTCGAGCGGCTTGCGCGCGGGGACTTCGCGGTGTCGCGCGTCAGCGCCGACTTCGATCGCGATCCATGGTTGCTCGGCACGCCCGGCGGCACGATCGACCTCCGCACCGGCAAGCTGCGCCCCGCCGACCCGACGGACGGCATCACCAAGCTGGTCGGCGCGACGCCGGCGGCATCGGCCGCTTGTCCGCGCTGGCTCCAATTCCTGCACGAAACGATGCGCGGCGATGCCGATCTGATCGACTTCCTCCAACGCTGGTCCGGCTACTGCTTGACCGGGCTGGTCATCGAACACGTCTTCCTGCTCGGCTACGGCGACGGGGGGCGCGGCAAGGGAACCTTCGCCGCGGCCCAGATGGACGCGCTCGGCGACTACGCCACCGCCGCGCCCATGGAACTGCTGATGGAGTTGCATGGCGATCGCCATCCCGCCGACATCGCATCGCTTGTCGGCGCCAGACTCGCGGTCGCACAAGAGGTCGAGCCCGGCCGGGCATGGGCGACCGCGCGCCTGAAGGCGCTCACTGGCGGGGACGCGCTGAGCGCGCGCCACATGCGGCAGGACTATTTCGTGTTCCGCCCCTCCTTCAAGCTGATGGTGACCGCCAACAACAGGCCGCCGCTGAGAACCGTCGATGAGGCGATCCGCCGCCGTCTGCTGCTGGTCCCGTTCGACCACAAGCCGGCGGTGCCCGATCCGCTGCTCGGCGACAAGCTGCGCGCCGAGATGCCCGGCATCCTCGGCTGGATGGCCCAAGGCTGTCTTGCCTGGCAGCGGCACGGGCTGGCAGCACCCGAGCGCGTGAGGGCCGCCGTCGCCGACTACCTCGCCGCCGCGGACGTGTTCGGCCGGTGGCTCGGCGAGTGCTGCGACATGCTCCCGACCGCGAGCGAGAAAGCCTCGGCCCTGGCAACCTCGCACAAGAGGTGGTGCGAGGGAGTCGGCGAACGACCCCTTGCTCCCCTGGCCTTCCGCGAGGCGCTGGAACGCACGCCCGGGATCACGCGCCACATCCTCGATGGCCGGGTCTTGTATCGGGGCATCGTCATCCGCCCCGAGGGGATGCAGGACGGGAAGTGAGGAAGTGACCCCAAGTGACCCCCTACCGGTTATCCCGTATACGCGCGCGCGAATGTCCCGATAATGCGCAAGAGGTCACTTCCTCACTTCCGAAACGATTATTCGTTGCCCCCCAATTGGTTAGGGGTGGCCCGCCTCCCCTATGCCCTCACTTCCGAAACGATTCTGCATGCGCCCCCCGCATGGCACGCTAGGCTAGGCATGCGCACGACGCATGGAGGCGCCCTCCGCCCGCCGGAGCGGCGCGCGGCACTGATCGAGACCATGGCCGGGATCGAGGCATTCGGCTGGGTGGCCGCCGAGCCGCCACGCAACGGCGCAGCCGAGCCGCACGCCTGGCGCGTCAACCCGCGCGTGTTCGAGCGCTTCGCCGAGCGGGCCGCAGCCGAGCGCGAGCGACGCGACCGGATCGCTGCCGTGATCCGCGAGTTCATCGCCCCAAAGGGCTCACGGGAGGGGGCATGAAAACGATGCGACACCGGAAATTGTGGCCATTGTGGCTTACGTGCGATAGTAACCCACACACACACACTTCTCTCTCTCTCTCTCCTACGCGCACACGTAAGCCACAAAGGCCACAGTTTGCGTATCCGGAACGAACCTCGGATGGAGAGTGAGCGATGACCCCCGACCCCATCGCTGCTGCAACGGCTGCCATCGTGGCGGTTCAGGCGCGGCATCCGACGCTGACGGTGTTCGGCTTCCGGCCCCGCGGGTGCGAGACGCTGGCAGCCGAGCGCGCCGAGATGCTGACCGCCGAGGCCGCCGAGCCGCCCGAAGCGTTCAACCCGCACGTCACCTGCGGAAGTAGTGTTCCCCTGCGCTTCTTCACCGCGCGCCCGTGGCGCAGGTTTTGAGGGGGGCTTGGGCCGGCCCCGCAGGCCGGCCCGGGTCCTCCCCGGCTATCGGCGTATGTGGGGGGCAGAGGCGCCCGCACTTTCTTGTCAGGGGGGGCGTGCCTGAGGGGGGGGGTGGCGGCCCCGCGCAGATCGAGGCGAGTAAGGGCGGCAGACCGGCAGAAACGCGGGACGGCACCGTCCCGAGTTTGACCCGCACCTCGGCCGCCCGCGATGCTGGCATGAGCGACCGCCAGCGCGTGACCGCGGTCCGCGTCGCGGCGCTCGGCCATGAGGCGGAAGCGGTGACGGTCCACCCGAGGGAGGGCGGTCAAACTGTCACTCATGAGTGACGGTTGCAGGTCGGTCCGCTGGCCCTGCACCGCCGGCCCGAGTGCGACGCCTACCGCCACCTCCAAGACCCGCATGGCGCGCATCGCCTCCGCCTTCGCGGAGCGCGAGCGGACATGCCCCGCGTTCCGCTCCCCTCGCGCCGTAGGCGCGTTCTGGCCCGCGCCGGTAGGGTGGCAGCGCGGAGAGTAGAGCGCATTCTACGGCCTTCCCGCCGACGGCGCGGGGCATGTTCTGTGTCGTTTCTCTGGCGCTGGTGGCAACGGTCATGTGATGTGTGCCGGCGGTAGAGCATGTTGCACCGTCCCGCAACGTCCTGCACTGTCCTGCACCGTCCCGCAGCGTCAGCCAATACTTCGCAACGCCCCGCAAGAGCTTGGCCTATGTGCCTGTTTTGCTTGCGTGTTCGCGCGACGTTCCCTAGATTCGTCTCATGGGCTCCCCGCTGCCCGCTCTGGCCGATCTGGCCGTGCCCTCGCGCGCGCGGTGGACGGGCTCGCTCAGTGAATGGGCGGAGGCGCGGCGGGTGCTGCCCGAGTGGGCAGCCCGGCCCGGCCGGTTTTGCCTCGCGCCGACGCCCTACCTCCGGGCGGTGCTCGACGCGCTGCATCCCGACGCGCCGCACCGGCGCATCGTGGTGATGAAGGGCGCCCAGGTGGGGGCGAGCGAAGCGGCCTGCACCGCGATCTGCTACTGGGTCGCGCACGTCGCCGCCCCGATCATGTACGTTCAGCCCTCGTTCCTCGCGGGCCGGACCTTCCTCCGAACGCGCATCGACCCGGCACTGCAATCCATCCCCGAGTGCGCCGAGAAGACCTCGTTCCAGTTCCGTGACGCGAGGAACAGCGCGATGCGCAAGGCGTTCGCTGGTGGGGAGCTCTACATCGCCGGAGCCAATAGCAGAACGTCACTCAGTTCCGTGCCGGTGCGGCTGCTCACCCTCGACGAAGTAGATGGCTATCCCGGCGACGTAGACGGCGGTGGCGATCCGGCGACGCTGGCGATGGCGCGCGCTATCACCTACGGCGACCGGGCGAAAGTGTTCCTGCTCTCGACGCCGACCGATGCCGGGGAGAGCCGGATCGAGACAGCCTATGCCGAGACCGACAAACGGGAGTGGCACGTCGCCTGCCAGCACTGCGGCGAGCGTCAGGCGCTCGACTGGCACCGCGTGCGCTGGCCTTCGGGCGCGCCGGAGCAGGCTGCGTTCTTCTGCAAGGGCTGCGGTGCCGCGCATGATGATCACGTGAAGCCGGCGCTGGTTGCGTCCGGCGAATGGGTCGCGACCGCACCGGACCCGATCGACCAGACCGCGGTGGGCTTCCACGTGCCGGGGCTGTTGTCGCCGTGGCTCTCCTTCGCGGACGCGGCGCGCGAATACGAAGTGCAGCGGCGCGATCCGCTGCGGCTCAGGGTGTTCATCACCACCGTGGTGGGGATCCCGTTCGACAACCGAGGCGCCGGCGCGGTGCCGCCGGACACGCTCGCCAGTCGGCGCGAGCCGTGGCACGCGCTGCCTGAGCGCGCGGCGGTGGTGACCGCTGGCGTAGACGTGCAGTCGGACCGGATCGAGGCAACGGCGATCGCCTGGGGGCCGGGCGAAGAAGCCTGGGTTGCCGAGCATCGCGCGTTCCACGGCGACCCCACGACGGGCGCGGTGTGGGACGAGCTCGACGGTTGGCTTGCCACCGCCCGCTTCGCCCGCGCCGACGGCGCGACGCTGCCCATCACCGCCACCGCGGTGGACACCGGCGGCTCGGCGACCTCGCATGTGTATCGGTTCGTGTCGCAGCGCATCGGCCGCGGCATCTACGGTGTCAAGGGCCGCGCCGGGTCGGTGCCGCCTTGGCCGAAGCGGCCCGGCAAGGCCGCGAAGACGACGATCTTCACCATCGGCGTGGACGCGCTCAAGAGCACGCTCTACGCGCGGCTGCGCACGGAACCGCCGGGGCCGGCAACGTTCCATTTCCACGCCGACCTCGACGATGAATGGTTCGCGCAGCTTGTGGCCGAACGGCGGGTGGTGACGGTGCGGCGCGGCCGGCGCGTCACGGCCTGGATCTGCCCCGACGGCGAGCGCAACGAGGCGCTCGACTGTGTGGTCTACGCGATGAGCGCGCTGCACGCGCTCTACGCCCGCGGGCTGCGGTTCGACCGTGACGCGGCGGTGCCGCGCGAGCGCGAGGCGCCGGCCGAGGTAGCGGTGACCGTGACGCGGCCGAGGCCGCGCGGGCCGATCCGTTCCCGCTTCATGGAGGCGCGCCCATGGGCGTGATGAGCCGCATCGCCACCGCGCTGGGATTCGTGCCGCACCGCCGCTCGGCGCCGTTCGAGGGCGCCTCGGCCGGGCCGCGCTGGTCCGGGCTCGGATGGCCGGCACCGACCGCGACCGCCGCCACCGCCGCGGGCCAGCCGCTCGCCGGCAGGGCGCAGCACTTCGCGAGGAACAACCCGTGGACTGCGCAGGCGATCGAGGCGCTGACGACCTCGATTGTCGGCTCGGGCATCAAGCCGCGGCCGCTGCATCCTGACCGCGCCGTGCGCGAGGCGCTGGTCTCGGCCTGGGAACGGTGGTGCGACGAATCGGACGCGGCAGGGCGGCTCGACTTCTATGGGATGCAGGCGCTCGCCTGCCGCGGCCTGATCGAGCAGGGCGAGGCGTTCGCGCGGCTGATCGTCGCGGACGGCGCGGTGCGCGTGGCGCTGCTCGACCCGGACCAGGTGGCGCGCGATTTGACGACCGCGCCGGGTGCGCCGGGCGCGCGCATCGTCGGCGGGATCGAGCTCGACGAGCTCGGCCGGCCGCTCGCCTATCACGTGCGCTCCGGTGGCGCGGCCTGGGCTGCGCCGGTGCGCGTGCCGGCGGATGACGTGCTGCATCTGATCCGCCCGCTGGCGCCGGGCCAGGTGCGGGGCGTGTCGTGGCTGGCACCGGCGCTGCTGCGGCTGCACGAGCTCGACCAGTACGAGGACGCGACGCTGGTTCGCGCCAAGGTCGCGGCGCTGTTCGCGGGATTCGTCACCGATCCGAACGGCGATGCCGCCGGCCTGCCCGGCACGATGGCGGGCGAGGTGCTGGAAACCGGGATGGAGCCGGGCTCGCTTCTGCCCCTGCCGCCGGGCGCGGATGTGAAGTTCTCGGCCCCGGTCGAGCCGGTGCAGTATGGCGCGTACATGAAGGCGCACCTGCGGGCGATCGCCGCGGCGGTGGGCGTGCCCTACGAGCACGTGTCGGGCGATTACGAGGGTGTCACCTATTCGTCCGTGCGCGCGGCGCTGGTCGAGTTCCGCCGTCGCGTCGAAGGCTGGCAGCACCATTTGATGGTGCGGCAGTTCTGCCGGCCGGTGTGGCGGAGATTTGTGACGCTCGCCACCTTGGCCGGCACGGTGCCGGCGGACGGCTTCGCGCGCGACCCGGAGCCGTTCCTCGCCGCCGAGTGGTTGCCGCCGCGGTTCGATTTCGTCGATCCGAAGAAGGACATCGAGGCCGAGGTGATCGCGATCGACCGCGGGCTGAAGAGCCGCGCCATGGCGGTGGCCGAGCGCGGCTACGACGTGGAAGAGATCGACCGTCAGATTGCCGCTGACCGTGATCGCGCGCGCGAGCTCGGCCTGAGCTTCGCCCCGCCTGGGGCACGGCGCCCGGCGAACGGAGATGCCAACGATGACTGAGATGCTGACCCGGCGCGCCAGCTTCGCGCCGCAGACGTGGAACGAAGCCGAGCGCACCGTCGAAGTGGTGTGGTCCACCGGCGCGCCGGTGCAGCGCGCGGACATGCGCGGCCCGTTCGCCGAGGTGCTCGACATGTCGCCCGCCGCGGTGGACCTGAACAGGTTCGACGGCGCGCCGGTGCTGGACGCGCACCGGCAGTCGAGCACGCGCGACGTGCTCGGCGTGGTGCAGTCGCCGCGCGTGGAAGCCGGCCGCGGCATCGCGACCGTGCGCTTCTCGGAACGGCCCGAGGTGGCGCCGATCATCGGCGACGTGGTGGCGGGCGTGCTGCGCTACGTCAGTGTGGGCTACCGCGTCACGGAATGGCGCGAGCAGAAGGATTCGTCCGGACGGCGGACGAAGACGGCGGTGCGCTGGCAGCCGCTGGAACTCTCCCTTGTTCCCGTGCCGGCCGATCCCGGCGCTTCGATCCGAAAGGACACTTCCATGGAACAGACTACCGAAGCGCCGGAGCCCTCCGCCCCGGCGACCCGCGCGGAGATGAACCGCGAGATCCGCAGCATCGCCGCCGCAACCGGCCTCGGCACCGCCTGGGCTGACCGGCAGATCGACGCCGAGGCGCCGATCGAGGCCGTGCGCGCCGAGGCGCTGGCGGAGCTCGCCAGGCGCAGCGCGGCCGCGGATGGCGCGCGGCCGCTGATCCGCGTCACCAACGCCCCCGACCCGGTGCAGCACCGTCAGGCGGTGGTGGACGGGCTCTGCGCGCGGATGCTGGCCGCGCGCGAGGTGCCGGAGCCGGCCCGCCCCTACGCGCAGATGAGCTTCGTCGCGATCGCGCGGGATGTGCTTGAGCGTGCCGGCGAGTCGGTCTTCGGCCTGTCCGACGCGGCGCTGATCACGCGCGCGATGCAGACCACGAGCGACTTCCCCGGCATCGTCGCCGACACGGCCAACAAGCTGGCCCGCCAGGCGTATGAGCAGGCGCCGATCGCCGTGCGCACCATCGCGCGGGCCACGACCGTGACGCGGCTGCACGACGTGCGGTCGAGCGCACTGTCGGAGGCGCGCCCGCTCGCCGATCTGACCGAGGGCGCCGAGCTCACCTTCTCGCCGTTGACCGAGGCCACGGCGACCTACCGCATGCGGACCTACGCCGGGGTGTTCACGCTCTCGCGCCGGGCGCTGATCAACGACGACACCAACGCGTTCGCGGCGGTGGCGCGCCGCATGGGCGAGGCCGCGGCCGAGGCCGAGGCTTCGTTGTTCATCACCATGCTCACCGAGAACGCGGGCGACGGCCCGACCGTCGGCGGCTCGGCGATGTTCACCACGGCACGCGGCACCCGCCCGGCGACGGGCGCGGTGATCGCCGACGCGACGCTCGGCGAGGCGCGCGCGGCGCTGCGCTCCATGCGCGGGCCGAACAACCAGCCGGTGAACGTCACCCCGCGCTACCTGCTGGTCCCGCCGGCGCTGGAATCGCGCGCCGAGCAGTGGATCGCCAACAACGTGGTGCCGAGCTCGGCCGCGAACGTGAACCCGTTCGCTGGCCAGCTCACGTTGTTGGTCGAGCCGCGGCTCCCGTCTGCCACCCGCTGGTACATCTTCGCCGGCGCCGACACGGTGAGCAACTTCGAGCTCGCCCGCCTCGCCGGCATGGAAGCCCCGAGGGTCGAGAGCCGGCCCGGCTGGGGCTCCGACGCGGTCGAATGGCGCGTGGTGCACGACCTCGGCGTTGGCGCCGTGGACTGGCGCGGCGCGTTCATGAACCCCGGCGCGTGACGCCGAACCATAGGAGTGTGAACCCATGCGGAACTTCATCCAGCCCGGCAACAACGTCACCCTGCTCGCCCCGACGGGCGGGGTGGTCTCGGGCCAGGGCGTGCTGATCGGCGACCTGTTCGGTGTCGCGCTCGCGGACGCGGCGGCCGGCGCGCGGGTGGCCCTGCAGGTGACCGGTGTGGTCGAGATGCTCAAGGCCGCCGGCACGGTGGCCCCAGGCGCGCGGGTGTTCTGGGATGCGGCGGCTGGTCGCGTCACCACCACCGCCACCGGCAACCGGTGCATCGGCCACCACGTCGGCGAGGTGGCGAACGACGGCGCGGCCGGGACGGCAATCCGGGTGCTGCTGGGCAGCCCGAACGCGATCGGGGCGTGACGTGACCGGGGTGCGACTCGCCCCGGATGGCACGCTCAGGATCGGCGATGCCGGCGTGCGGCTGACGCCCGAGCAGGCGCTCGCGCTCGCGGCGAGCTTGCAGACCAACGCCATCCTGCGGCTGGTTCCGCGCCCGCCGCGGCCGGTGGTGACCGCGGAAGCCCCCGGCCGGCGCGTGTTCACGTCGTCCTACATGCTGCGCTGAGGGGGCGGAGATGCTCGACCAGGCTCTTGCATGGGCGCGCGCGCAGCCGCCGGGCAGCCGCCCGGCGGTGCTGGCGGAGACGTTCGTCACCGGCACCACCCGCGTGGCGATCGACGGCCGGGTGGTCGAATACCGCGACCTCGCCGAGCTCGAACGCGCCTTGATCGCGCTCTGGCGGGCCGAGATGCAGCCGCGCCGGGTGCGGATGGTCCGCATCACGTCTGGCAAGGGGGTGTGAGATGGATGACGAGTACGGTGCGCGCCTCCCGCCCGAAGGGAAGCTGCTCAAGCTCCCGTTCGGCGGGGCAATCTACGGTGGCAAGCACGTCACCAAGAACCCGCCCGGGGTCTACATCACGCCGAGCGGATGCCTCGTGCTGGTCGCCCCGACGGGCGAGACGGTGGCGCTGGCGCTGCCCACGGTCGCGATGACGGAGATGGGGCTGACGTTGATCAGCATCGCCGGCGAGCTCGACCAGCGGGAGCGGGCGGAGATGGCCGCGCACGTCTCGCCGGTGGCGGGCCACGCCTGAAGCTGGGGCCGGGCGGGCTCCATAGGGGTGTCCATTCCCCGACCGCCTCGGGCAAGTCGGCGAGTGCCCGTGACAACCCCGGCAGGTTCCTCACGCTGCTGTCTCCTCGGCGGGGCGGGCCAGGCGCCCCGGCCGCGAGGCTGGGGCGCTTCTGCTTGCGGGGCAAGGGAATGGCACCATTCTCTTGCGCGTCGGTGGGGGCATAGATGGGGGCAGCGATGGCCCGAAGCGTGACGGTAACTTATTGAGTTATCAGTGTATTTAGGTGTCGTTCGACTCCCCTCAGCTCAACAGGTTAGGCCCAGTGCGGCGGCGCCCGATACACAGGGTGCTACACAATGGGTCCTCCTTCGGCATCCCGGCTGCAGCGCCGCGGTCGCCGTTTCTGGTTCCGCTGCCGCGTGCCGGTCGCGCTGGTCCCGGCGCTCGGTCGACGCGAGATCCTGCTCGGGCTCAAGACCGATGACGCCGCGCTTGCCTCCGCTCTTGCCTTCGCCCTCGCTCATCGACTCCGTGCGCTCTGGCGCGCAGCGACGGAGGCCTCGGGAACGGTGAACCGCGAGAAGATGGACGAGGCGGTCAAGACGTGGCTGGCCGCCGAGCTCGATCGCCTCTGGCGGCTGTTCCAGGACGGCAGTTTCGCCGAGGCGCTTGTTCCGGATGCACGGGGGGAAGGGCGCGCCGAGGCGCGGCGAGTGTTCGGCATCGTGTCAATCGGCGTTGGAACGGGACCCCGGACCGGCTCCCAATAG